ACCACCGTAGCTTTGGCGGCTGTGCTGTTTAAAACAAGGTATTCGGTATTGGCAAGGCTACGGTGGTAGACAGCCCAAGCCGCTGTGGTGTCTGTGCGCTTGACAATAATGCTGCCGGGTACAGAGCCAAGATTGTGTGCAATAGTGCGGTTAGTTCCATTCCCCGTATACGTCACAACATCAAAGAACTTTGGCTGCTTGCGGAATGTCCATGAGGCGTAGGTGTGCCCATTTGCATTTAAAATATTGTTTTTAACACTAAACCCGGTAGATAAAAAAGAAATTGTATTTGCTATAGGCGTATCTGCCGCTTGCGTAAGATTTGAATAAATAATACTTTCATTTCCACGAACTGTGTCTACCAAAGAATTATCTGTGGCATTACTTCTACTTTTTCCCCAAACTAGCCCACCTTTTGTGGACAAGTCAATGCTATTGGTAATGGTTTGACCTGTAGAGCCATTACCCGTATAAAGGTACGTGCTGAACACATCCTCAATGTAGTTGGCAACAGTCGCCTGTGCAAACTCACCAAAGCCTTGGGCAGATGCCGCACCCCTTGTTTGTACTAATGGCATATCAGTCCTTATGCAAACTTGGTCTGCGAGGCAAAGACAGTGAATGCCGCACTGCCCGTCTTCACGATGGTGTACATATAGACGTCGACCGAACTTGCATTACCAGCCGCTGGTGCTGTACCGCCTTGATACTTGGGAGTCACTGTTGTGCCATCTACCTGCACCACATTGTTGTAGTAAGCAGTCGAGCCTTGCGTGACCAAGAAAGCCACAGTCACAGACTGCCCCGTAGTCATGGCAGTGTTCAACGATGTACCGCTGGACGCTCTGAAGTTGACAGTCCAGTTGGCACTTGCATTGCTGGTGTAGTACTGGACAGACTGGGTGGTGACATCGTAGTTAATCGTGCCTGTGGCCGCTGTTGCTGATACTGTCGCCACCTCTGCTGCGTCGTTCAAGATCATCGCTAGTGCTGATGATGTACCGCTGAATGTCTGAGTGCCAGTGAAGGTATTGGCAGCATTTAGAACAGGAATATTAGCCGCCGCCAGAGTGGTTGCGCCTGTACCGCCGTTGGCAATTGGTAGTGTGCCAGTGACGCCTGTCGTGAGAGGTAAGCCTGTCAGGTTGGTTGCGACTCCGCTGGTTGGAGTGCCAAGCAAAGGCGTGACCAAGGTAGGGGAAGTTGACAATACATTGCTGCCAGAGCCTGTACTGGTGGCGACTCCCGTACCGCCATTGGCTACTGCCAATGTCCCTGCCAAGGTAATGGTGCCAGAGCCAGTGATAGGACCACCGCTTGTGGTCAAGCCTGTAGTGCCACCAGATACATCCACGCTGGTGACTGAGCCAGCGCCTGGACCAGAGAAGGCAACGGTAATGGCACCGCTGCCATTGGTAATGGTCACACCAGAGCCAGCAGTCAGTGTTGCGGGTGTCAGCGTGTTGCCTGTGCTGTTGCCAATGAGCAGTTGACCGTTGGTAAAGCTGGTCTGGCCTGTACCGCCATTGCCGATACCCAATGTGCCTGTGATGTCGGCAGTTGAGACTGTGACTGCATCCCAGTTTGCGTTGGTGCCATCAGACTGCAAATACTTGTTGGCGGCAGATGTCTGTGACGGCAGCAGGTTGTTCAGTGCTGCGGCTGCTGTTGACGCGCCTGTCCCACCGTCAGCCACTGCCAAGTCGGTAATGCCTGTGATGCTGCCGCCAGTGATAGTTGCAGAACTTGAAGTGATTGGGCCTGTCACACCAGCGGGTGCGCCAACTGCACCTGTCAGGGTGGAGATGCCTGTCACCTCTAGGGTGGTGCTGGCTGTGATGGCTTTCGCCGCCAGTGTGGTGTTGTTAACAGTGGCAGTGCCAGTGGCAGCACCAATGTTCACGGCTGTGGCAGCGCCAGCCAGGTTGACTGTGGTTGCCGTAGCATTGACCAAGGCAAAGGTGGTGGATGGCGTTGTGAGGCTGGTGGTGACTGCTGGTGATGTCAGGTTGGTGGTTCCTGTGGCAGTCAGCGTACCGGCAACTGCCAGCGTCTTGCCAGCCCCAACATTCAGGCCAACTGATGTGCCTGTGCCAGCCGCTGCGAACAGTGCGTCCACCAAGTCAAGGTTAGAGTTGCCCTTAGTACCCCATGTGTCGGTGCTGGCACCAACTTCTGGCTTGGTCAGTAAGAGGTTGGTTGTCGTGGTATCTGCCATGATTTATCCTAGTGTTCTTGCGCGAGCAAGCATAGTTCCTGCCTGATTGGACCTGTTGTCAGCGAGGCGTAAGTCTTCAATGCCCTTGGTGTACAGCGCCACCCACACAGGTATGCGCTCGTCATTCTGCAAGTAAGGTGCAGCCTGCAGCAATGAGCCGTACAGGTAGATGTCTGGTGCCTGAGTCAACAGCCAGTTGGTTGTGTTGCTGACGCTCAACTTGGCGAGCTTGGCGTAGTAGTCAATCTCGTAGGCGTAGGTGCTGTCAGGTATCGGCAGGACTCGGAAGTTGGTTCCGATAATGGCGTAGAAGAGTGGCTTGCCAGCAGACAGGTAAGTGGTGTTTTGCAACTGGTCCAGGCTGTTGAGTGTCTCAAACTGGAGTGGTGTGATGGGGTTGGTTCCCGTCAGCTTCAGCGTCAACCCGTCAAGGAAATCCGCTGGCAGTGCGTTGTACTCGGCGGTGATGTTTCCCGTCCCGCGAGTCAGCATATTCCTGTTTCGCAGGACGCGCTCAATCTGTGACTCAGCTAGGGTCACAAAGTCAGCAATTGCCGCTGTCAGGTCTGATCTATTGAGCCAATCCGCAACTGATGTCTTCAGCTCGGCGTAGGTAGAGAGTGCCATTTATGCCTCCTGCAGGTCTTTGACCACCCATGTGTGCTCATGTCGGAATTCAAAGGTGCCTACATGACCTATTTCCCGAGAGACATCGTGATCAATGTAGATTTTATACCCAATCTCCTTTGCCTTGAGGCAGAAGAAGACATCCTCGCCGACATAGCCCCGCTTGTCATTTCTCCAAGGCGTCTCAAACCAAGGCTCGGACATCTTCTTGAAGACGTCTGCCTTGATCAGCATAACGCCCATGCCAATAGTGTCCACCTCCTGCAGACCGTGGTCATCTAGGGTGCTGTAGATTAGCTTGTTGCCAACCTTGGCAGTTGGGCCTGTCGGCATCCTACGCCTGGCGCAGTTGGTAGCCACGATGTCAAGGTCATGCGCCATCAGCCGCTGGATCATGTCCTGCGGGAAGGTCATGTCAGAGTCAATAAACAGGATGTGGCTGCAACCCTCGCGCATGGCGTCCAGCGCCAGCTCTGCCCGTTGATTCTGAATCAGCGTACCTTGCATGATTTTGAGGTCAATGCGGTCATCGGTGTTGCAGGCGTGATAGGCCACCATGTTTACCAAGCAATAGGCGTACTGGGTGTGAACCATGTCACGCGCTGGAGTGCAAACCGCAATAATTGTCATACTTGTCCTGGTCGTGTTCTGAAGAATCTGTTGTCGGGGTCATTAAGCCAGCGTTTCATGTAGGCTTGATCTGTAATCTTGCCGCTGGACTGCAATTCATAATAGATGTTGAGTGGAATGCTTGCCACCTTGTGCCACTCGCCTGTCCAGTTGGCCTTGTTGTCGGTAGCGTTGAACTGGTCCTTGTTCTCCTCCACCACATTGGAGACATCCTGCTGAGTCTCAATGGTTGCCTCATCGGTCAATGGGTTGTAATGCCAGAGCCTGGTGATGCCTGTTGTCTCGTCTTTGTCAAAGATTCGTGTTTCCATCTTTTGAAGGTGGACCAAGTTTCCCTGGCCCACCCCTCCGTTTAGGACGTTACCAAGTCGGCAGCAAGACCGTGAGCATTCTCACTGGTGATCTTCAGGCCGTACTCAACAATCAGCAGCCGCTTCTCAGCGTCACCCGTCTTTGCCAGTTCCATCTGCTGGAAAGGACGCAGGTACGCAACTGATGCGTACTCAGGGTCCAGCACTAGCGCATCGCGCTCGCGTTGGAACCTGTTTGCTACCACCGTCACATTGCCAAAATCACTGCATCAATGTTAAACGAGATTCGCTATTTTCTCGTCCCCCTTTCGGGGCTACCAGTTACCTGGTAGATCAGACTATCTCTTCACCCTCGTTTGAGGGGCTGGGTACTTCGGACCGCTTGGTCCTACGAGGCTCCCGCCTCTAGTCGTTACACCTTCCGATTTCTCGGCTTGGCTCGGTATTGTCCTTTGCTTGGCTTCACAGTTAGGAGGTTCACCGAATTCACCCAGTTACAACTAAGCATTACTGCTTAGTGACGCCATGTATTAACGTAGACATCAGCAGCACCAACGATAGTGGCGGGTTTAGCGCCACCTTCAATGTTGTAGCGGGTTGCAGCAATACCTGCAAAACCACTCACGCGTTGCTTGTTCACCGGACCTGTCATCAGGATTTTCGGTGTGCCGCCAGATGTCCAGGTCTTTTGAATCACATTCTTGAGAATGGTTTCAGTAAAGGTCCGAACAGTGCCATCGGTACGCAAGCTGTTTGGCAGCGTTGTGTAAGACGGGTCAGTGCCAGTTGTATCAGTGTTGGTCTTGATGAAGGCCAGGACAGAGCCGGTAGTACGTGCAGCACTGGTGCTGCCTGCACTTGCAATTTGGCTCTGAACCATCACCAGTTCCATGTCACGCTTCAACTCAGCGCCTTTTTTGGCCAACTGGTAGGCCAACTCAGACTTACGTCCAGCCTTGTTGACAACTTCCTCGGTGTTGGACAGCACAACCGTTTTGCGGCTGATCTGGCAGTAGTTCTGCATCCGCACCGTTGCGGTAACAGGGTCGTAGGTTCCAATGTCATCACCCTCAAGCTGGGCATTGGTAGCCGCAGCCTGTAGCGAGTCCGTTTGCCACTCGTACAGCGTGTTTTGCACACTGTCTTTTCCAATATTACTTTGGAATGGAGTTTCTTCCGGTGATATATTGTAGATAATATTTGCCAAGTTCTCCCGAATACCCTTTGCAGAATATGTCGTGAAAGTGTTAGTTACGATAGCCATTTTGAATTACCTCAAAAGATGTTCAATTGCGGAAGCCGCATCGTTGACGCGACCAGTTTTAGCAAGACGTTGTTGCGACCTTCTAGAGTCAGTTATGTTGTCCATTCTCCCCGCTGCACCTGGCTTGGCGGGTTTAGGCCCATTGTTGACCGCTGGCCTGATGTTGCCCCTCTTGGTCATCATTTGGTCGTACAGCGCAGCCTTACGCAGCGCAACGACAGCACGGTGGTCAAAAATATTCTTCAGCTCGTCAGAGGAAAAGCCTAGCTTTTGCCCCCACTCAATCAGCAACGTCTTTTCAGCCTTGGCCTTGTCTGGATTGCTCCACTCAGGGATGGCTTTGAGCATGGCATCTTGCTGTTGTGCGAGGTGTGCCTGCATAGACTGGTATTGCTCTTGCGCCTGGATGTGAGAGAGTCGCTGCCTTTCAGACTGAATAGCTGCGTGTACTTTCTCGGCATCTCTTGCAAGTTCCTTTTGCCTCACCCACTCGATTGGGTCTTCACTGTAAAGACGATCCATATCAAGTTTAGGTGCAGCGTTTTGCTGAAGTTGCGCCTGGAGTGACCCCAATAACTGGGAATACTGCTGGCGCTCCGTCCGCACAAGTTCAGCCTCTGCCTGGAACGCCCTTCGTTCCTCGGACACTTGCTGAGTCTTGCGGGTGTAGTCTGCTTCTCGGCTGTAGCCCTTTTGGAGTTCTTCAAGCGTGACCTCGACATTCTTGCCGTCAACTTTGACGGTGAATACGGGTGGCTTGTCCTCCTCCTCCTCGGCCTCATCCTCATCAGGCTGTTCCCCATCGGAGTCTTGCAATTCCTCCTCTGGAGCCGCTGAGTCAACTTCCGTCAACTCTTCATGCAACTCAACGTCCTGTTGGTCCCCACCTTCCGATGGCAACATCGCGTCGATCGCACTTGCTGCGTTAGCAATATTTAGGTTATCCATGTTTCAGTTCCTTTCATTTACGGGTGCGTTCCAATTTCTTACGCTCCACCCAACCGTTGTCGATCATCTTCTTCAGCTCAGTTTTCAACATATCAATGCTTTGCAGCATCGCCCACGCTTGCTCACGTTTTGCAGATTCATCTGGAAGGCTAGACTTCCACTTGTAAACCTGGATATCTTGAAGCTGTTGCAGGGCATTGGTAAAAACCTCGTCTTGGAGCAGTAGCTCTGACTTGTTGCCCTTGCGGATGATGTCTTCCTCGGTCATTGAAAGGTTCCTGTTTGTTGTTTAAGCATCTCACGGTCAATGTTCTGTTGAGCCGTAATCTCAGCCGTACTGATTTGGGTGTTGTACTTCAGCTCCAGCTCGTACTTCTTTAGAGCCATCTCTTGGTACATCTTGTCTCGCGCAAAGTCATCGTCCATCACCATCTTCTGGCGGCTGAGTTCAAGTTCTGCTGCCTTCTTCTGGATGTCGGCTTGTATGCTCTGTGCCTGAACCTGCGCCAGCATCTCCTCTGGTGTTGGCTTGGGTGCGGGTGGTGCTGGCGGCTGGTAGTCGGCGGGTATCTGGTTGAAGAACTGGCTTGGGTCTTTAAACCCGTTCAGCTCCACAATCTTCCGCAAGGTGCTGCTGTACTGTGATGGCGTCACTAGGGGATTCACCACACCAAGCTGGGTCAGCACTTCTTGCTGCTTGGCGCTGATCTGCATCAGTGCCGCCACGCGCTCGTTGGTGTCTCCGTTGCCCATGCCAATGTTGATGGAGCAGTCCATCGCAGCGTCCCAGGCTCGCGGATCAATCTGCACAAACTCATTACGCAGGCGCACCATGCGAGCCTTGTCCTGGTGGGTGGTCACCAAGAACAAGATGCTCTTGAACAGCTTCCGCATCCCTTCAGCCATGATGCGGCTGATCAACTCAATGCGGCCTTGGCTGGCTGAGATAGTTGCTGCCACTGCCGCCTTGGTGCTGGACTGCAAGGCGTCAGCGTTCAGTCCCATAGCCGCCTTGCTCATGCCAGTACGGTCCTCACGCAATTGGTCCATGTAGTCCAGCATCGGGAATGCTGCCTGTCCCACAAATGGCGTACTGAACGGCTGCACCATGCCGGGCGCCCTCATCCTAATGATGGCGCCTGTCTCGTTGTTCAGGACATCCTCAATGTTGACTTGACCCTCCACAATGGCAGTCCTTGGGTGGATGCTCTGCGCCAAGCTGTCCAAGGTATTCCTAAGAATCTCGCTCTTGATCTCTTGCAGGTCATGCGTAATGTCAAAGATGGACATGGCCTCCAAGGGTGAGGTGTGTGGCTCGGGGTCACAGGGGAAGTCAATGAAGGGTATGTAGGACGCTGGCAGGTTCCGCTTAATCTTGTAGCCGCTGCCGATACAGCAGATTTTCCTCAGCTCGGGTATCCCGTCCATGTCGTAGTCAATCCGCAGGTACGCCTCAACGTACAGCACTCGCTCCATCATGGGGTTGGCGCTCTCAGCAGAAACACCAAAGGCACTCACAGGCTGACGCGCCAGGTACTCCTCGTTTGTGTCCAAGTCGGTGCTGGTGATGTTCTCCCGCACCTCGTCCTCGTCGTAGCCCAACTCAATCAGTTGCGCCACTGTCGCCATCTGGCGGTGGGCAATGATGGCTGAGTCATCAAATGACCTAGCTCGGCGGTCCAGCAGCAATTCCTCGGGCGGCACAGACATAATCCGCACCCGTCCGCCCTTGATCTTGCGCTTGATCTGGACATCGTGCAACTGACCCATCATCTGGTCAGGATAGGTGTTCATCACCATCACATCAGTCTGCTCTTGCATCAGGATTTGCAGGGTCTGGTCATCAAGGCCAGAATACTCCTCGATCCGGACAGTCTCGTCCTCCTCCCACCAGCACTTCATAATCCCGCACTTCCGCACCAGTGAATCCTTAAAGGTGGCGTAGGTGGTCAGGAAACCGTTGTTGTCGCTGTTGAAAATAAAATTGCAGTAGTCGGTGGCCTGCTGTGCGTTGGCAACGTCTTCTGGTCCCGTTGGCACAAACTCGACTGTGTTCTCTGAACTGAAGAATATCCGCATCAGGCTTGGCATCATGGCGCTAACGGTATCGCGCACCTCCATTGCCACCACCTGGCTACGTCCCTCTTCCTCGGTGCCGAACAAATCGCCTCGGTAATACTCAGTACCCTTGGCTCGAATGGGACTCAGGTCAGTGTCAATGTAGCTGACTGCATCGGTCAGCTCCATGTTGATGATGCCCTGCAGCTCGTCCAGGTCCATCACCTCAACGGCCTGGGTGTCGGTGTTTAGATTTTCCATTTCAAAACCATTCTTTTGCGTAGGTTGGACGATTCTTGTCAATCCAAGGTTTAGCCGCCAGCGTCAACTGATATGCATCCCGGCCTATGGTGCTGCTGCCAATGTGGTGAACGTAGCTGGCACTTAGAAAGTGCTTGTAGCCCTTCTTCTCCAAGTCAGCGCAAATAACATCATCGCTGAAGTAATTGATTGGCGGGAACTGACAATCCTCAAACGCCTCTGCACTCATCCAAGCAAATATCGGACTCACTACAGACAACGGCCTGACAAATGACTCATGCGTGAACTGCATATTGTTCAGCTCTTCCCCGTTGTTCCACCTGATATTCTGGTACGGCCTGACTGCATCGGACCTTGACGCCACCAGTCCAGGGTTCTGGTTTAACTCCTTGCAAATAGCAACATCGTCCAGCAACATCCTATAACTATTTGGCGTCAAGACAATATCATCATTCGCAATCACTACAGCTCCATAACCATCACTTAACGCCCTGCGAATCACTGCGTTGTAGTCATCACCAAAGTTACTTGGCTCACCCAATATCAGTGTGCAGCCGTATCCGCTAACCACATTCTCTGGACCCTTGAGATACACCTGAACGTCAGGTGCGTACTGCCTGATACTCTCAAGCAGTACGGGTAAACCCTTACCGTGGACGGTGCTGATGACAATGGGAGGGTTCATTCTTCCAGCTCTGTGTCCATTTCCTCGTCTTCAACAATCCAGGCATCGCACGTTCGGCTGGCGGAGCACTTGAAGTCAAATATCTCGCAGTACCCCAAGTCCTCAACGTCTTCGCTACCAATACCCTCGGCAATGCAATCCAGCATCTCCTCGTCTTGGTTGAACGCCGAGCAGTTACCGCATCTGCTCATCTTGGCGTCCTTGGCGCTGACGTCCCATTTCTCTGCCTTACGCATCCAAAACTCAGTATTAGGCAGCTTGGGGTTCTCTGGGCCGTATGCCGCCTTGGTAATCGCCTTCTCCCGGTTCTTCAGGTTTAGCGTCACGTCTTGGGTTGCCTCTGGACAGGAATCACCAGGCTCCTTGCCGCCCATGATAATCATCACGGCGTGTTTCATCTCCCTGGGTATGGTTCTCATTTCATCCCCTTCTTCATCTTCTGCGCCTCGGACATGGCGATTGCCACGGCCTGGTTACGGGTCTTGACCTTCTGACCGGAGCTGCTCATCAGCTTCTTGTCTTTAAATTCACCCATCACCTTTGCAATTTTCTTGGTTGCTGCTGTAAGTTTCATGCTGCCCTCGTCAGGTTACGTTTCAAACTCGAACCATACTTATGCATCTGCGAGCCGAACATCGCAGTCCCGGCATCGCTGGCAAATGTAAGGCAAAAGGCATCAGCCTTGTCGGGTGACGCCAACCCACGCTTGCGAATCTCGTCCTTGCCCTCAATCTGAATTTTACCCCCACTGGTAAAGAAGTACCTTACTGTCGCCAGTTCAGCAATCAAGGACTCATCCTTGGGAATAACGCAGTCCCGCTTCTCCAGCCAAGCCTTGGCCTTGTGCCACAACTCAGCCTTCAGATTCCGGTAGGTACTCCCCAATGCCGGGGATTCTGCCACGTTAATGCCAATGGCTGGCAACTTCAGCTCACGCAGCCTGTCCACCACACCAGCCCCCAACCCAATACTATCCACCATAATCTCATGCGGACGCTGGTCCGGTGGTAGCGCCTGGTACTCAGCCATCACCGCGCCAGTCAGTTGCATCAGGTCCAGGTTCTTCCACGTTTTGACTGGCTCGGTAACTGCATTACCCTGCCGCTTGCATAATGCGCTCCTGTCACTGCCAAACCTCGCAACGTCCAGCCCCCACACAACCTTGGCTATTGGGCTGACTGCTACGTCCCTGTTCGTTGCCGCCTCCAGCAGCTCCATAGGTATCACGGTATCGTCATCGCTCCTCGGAAAGTCACCCAGCACCCGGATGCGGTAGGCGTTGCTCTCCTCACCGTACCTAGACTTCATCTCGTCCATATAGGCGTCTGACACCCTGGGGCTGTCGGCGCAGCTCACCTTCATCGTCACCCAGTCATCCTTCAGGCGGTTGTGCGTATCAAAAAAGAATCCGCTGCTGCGTACCGGGTTACCTAAGAGTAGCGTCACGGCCTTGTGGCCCGACATACTGCCTGCCGCCGCCTCGAACACCTGCTCTGGTATACCGCTGGCCTCGTCAGCCACCAGCATCACATTGTCGGAGTGGACGCCTTGCAGCGCCTCGGGCTGCTCTGCGCGTGATGTCCTGGCGCTGATGAACGCCTCTGTCGGTGCCTCTCTCACCTCGATGCGGTCCTGCTTCACCTCCAACTGCTCCTGCAGTGTCGGTGGTAGCGCCTTCACCCAGCGTTTCAACTCGGCAAACAGCGCGTCATACAGTTGGCTGCTGGTGGGGGCTGTCACCACAATCTTCACCGGGAAACGCAGCAGCAGATACCAGATGATGGCCCAGGACGCTGCCGTACTCTTGCCGACGCCGTGCCCGGACCTAACGCTGATGCGCCTGTTGTTGGCGGCGATATGCCCCAAGAATTCCTCTTGCCAGGGGTCAGGCTTAACGCCAAGGACTTCCCTTACAAACAGCACAGGGTTGTTTTTATACAGCTTGGCAAAGGCGAGGAACGGATTAGCGTCAGTGGTCATATTTCATATTATGCATTTTTTATTTTTTTTGGAAGGCGTGTTGCGAGTAGCGGTGGGTGGGGGGGTGCTATGTTTTATTTTTACGTTACGTTTTATTTTTTTCGGTAGGCGTTTGGTGCTGCAACTGCCGCCCCCGCCGTTGGCGCTGACGGGGGGGTCACCCGGCTGGCGCGGCAGGCTGGAGCCGCCAGCGTCTGGACTCACCATGTTGCGTAAAACATACGGAAACAGCAGTTATGCACCGAATGCTTAATACGATGTCCATTATGTTAACAAGCAAATGGCTTATCCACAGGCTATACAGACACTTTAGCCATATCCTGTAGTTATCCACAGGATAGAGCTGGAAAGTCTACGTTTCGCCTGTGGATAAGTCCTCGACCACCTCAAGCTGGCGCAAGGCGTCCAGGCGCAGGTTGCCGATATTGACCGTCACCGCTGCCTGTTTCGCGCCATATGTCTTCGCGTCCCACCTCTCGGCGAGCCACTGGCGCGTTCGGATGCGGTGCAGCGGCTTGCTCGGGTTATCGTCGGAGATGGTGTCGGCTATTTCCACAGTCTCGCAAGCCATCATATCGGCAGCACGCACGCGTGCGCGTAGTATATCCGGCTCATAACCGTTATCTTCAATCCAAGTCTCAAGCGCACGCTTGCTAATGCCCAATTCAATGCAGACATTAGCAATTGACTTACCCACCTCGATCATCGAAAAGACGATTTCCTTGTCGATTGACTCCAGCATGGCGATGTCTGCCTTCCGCTTCACATACATCTTTAAACGCTCCACAATCGTCTATCGTTGAACCAAGCACCCCAAGTACCACTCTGTACCTTTGATGCCACCTGAGTCGATTTTAACGGCTCCTAACGCCACCCATCATCCTTGCGTGTTCAAAGTTGAACAAAGGCTCCTCGATTCCCCCGCTCAGGTCAACGTCAGCATCAGGCCAGTCATCAAACCCTGTCTTACCACCTGGCGTCACCTGAACCATCCTTGTGCCTGGGAGTAACGCCTTTGCCTTAATAATATCCTTAATAATATCTGACTGCAATAATAACTCTAACTCCTCCATTGACCATATATGCCTATTACCAACATCAGGCCGAAACTGTTGATAATATATTGCATCAGCGTGAGTCTGAACCACCACCATCACACTCTTGTCCTGCATAACCCACTCCACTGCATTAATACTCGGCTGCTCAATATTATTATCTAATGCCCACTGGTCAAGAACACCATATCCCTTAACCATCCCGTTAACCGCCTTCTCCATCTTCTCGATGTCCCTCTCCTGCTGTGCATTGAAGACCCTCTCCATCTGCTGCTCCAGCCTCAACCTCAAGCTGGAATCCACCAGCATCTCAATGCGCCTAATTCCCCACCTAGCCTCATGGTCATTCTTCACCCGTTCCAACCTAGCCACCAAAGACTCAGCCTTCACCTTGAACTCATCCAACGGATAGCGACTAGCCTCCACCACCACTGTTTTACCTTTTGCCATTTGTTCCCCTTCCATTTGTTCCCACCCCAAAACACCTACCCAACTGTTCACAAATGGGCAAGTGTTATACCCTTGCCCCCATTTGTGAACACTTTTCTGTTCATAAATCGTCTACCATTTGTTCCCCATTTGTTCCCATTTGTGAACACCCTAAAAGTGCTCTTTCTCGTTAAACTTGGTGGTGAAGAACGCAAAATCACCGTCCAACGTCACACCCTCAAGGTTGGTTGCAGCCCTCCAAGCAGCCTTAAATTCGATGTCTCGACCCTTAACCTCACCCGTTTTACCCAACCCACGCCACACTTTTTCCCGCCAAAGAGACACCAAAGTCACCTTCTTTTGACCAAACTTGGTGGACTGAATGCGATCAGTTTCCCTGATTGACTCCACAAAAGCTGCCATTGCCTTGCCCTGATGCTTACCCTGACCCGTCCTTTTCAGGCCAACTGGCTGCACATTTACAGCCACATCCGTAGCCTCAACCGCCAAACTCTGAGTAGATTCAAACCCTAAATTAGTATTATCTAAGTCCACCTTGACCATACGAAATCCATACTTAGCACCGTCACTTCCATCCTTCTGCTTAGTAATAGTTATATTACCAGCACCAGCAATATTATTATCTTGTAACCCATCATTAATACGTTGGAGTTCCAACTCAGTATCTAACGCACCAAGTAGTGAACTGTGACCCCTCAGTCCCTTGGTGACATCCTTACCAACGTGGTGGACGATCTGCAATGCACAGTCCAACAGGCGCTGAATCTTTGATAGCGAGGCAATGAACGACCCCATGTCCGACGAGTCATTCTCATTGCCACCGCCAAACGCTCTAGCCAAGGTGTCTACCTGCACCAGCTCAAACCTGACCTGAGTCCTTGCCACTAGGTTGGTGATGGCAAGCTGGAGCTGCTGTACGTCTTCCTTTGAACTGCGTAAGTTCAACTGGTGACGAATAACGTAGACTGGTGCGCCAGGCTCAGTCTTGTGATGCACTCGCAGTGCCTTGATCCTAGCCCCAATGCCTCCATGCCCCTCACCACAGATGTAAAGCACTGCGCCAGGGACAGACACCTCCTTACCCATCCAGGCCTTACCCGTAGCTACTGAATGAGCAATGTCCAAGGCCACAAAAGACTTGAACGAACCCGGTGGTCCAAACAGTGCGCTGAATCCCTTTCTGGGCAGAACGTCCTGAATCAGCCACTCCACTGGCTCATCCTGGATGGTGTCCCACTCCTCAATCAAAATCTTACTTTCGACTTCCTCTGTCTCTGAATCCAGTTCCTCGGCGTCTGGCTCAGAGTCTTCTGCTGGTGCTGGTGGTGGGAGATAAACAATCTCTGAGGCATCAGAGATAGGCTCCAACCTTTTGCACAGTGCCATCAGGCCAGACTTATCACCACCAGCCGCCACCCACTCAAACGCATCCTCCGTATGCCCTACGGGTAACGCCAGGAGTCTGACTGACTTGGCAATTGGAAGAAGTGCAGCCGCTACCAAGGATGCATATCTATAGCCTGGTGCGTCATTGTCTGGGACCAGCACCACCGCTAAGTCCTTAAACCAAACGCTGTTGGCAGCAGGCCAACTCCCAGCACCAGTGTGAGACGTACAAGTAAAGACGCCAAGTGATGCCAAGGCATCAGCCGCCTTCTCACCCTCGCAAATGAATATTGGCTTTGCTTGGAACTTGGCCTCGAGGACATCAGCGAGACGGTAAGGGATGATCCTAGCACCCGACATTGACGCCTGCCGGGTTCCGTCAGACATCACCCGCAACAACTTGTACGTCTTACCCTTGGCGTCTGAAGTTCGGAACCTCTGCTTCACGAATTGTGTGACGCCAGACTCATCCTCGTACAGCCACTCCTGCTCTAGTTCTACCTGAACTGGTGTAGTAGGTGTAGTAGGTACTGGTAACCTTGGTGTTGGTGGATGGTGTCCATTGATACGCCTGCCAATGCCAGCCAATGGCTCCACCCACTCTGATGTCTCAGGCAGCAGCCCCATGTCCCTGACCGCTGCCCAAACATCCTGCTGCGAACATCCACCGTGACACTTCAGCAGCAGCTTACCGTCCTCATCCCTGACTGACAGTGATGGGTTCTTGTCCCCATTCCCCTGTCCATGGTCAAGGACCGGGCAGGACGCCAGCCAATGTCCGTTTGCTGCTGGCCTTGAGTGTCCTAGTGCCGCCGCAATCAGTTTTGCATCCATGTGCAGTTTCCAGTGTTTTTATTCTCTGCTCCAGCTCGTACACCCGACGCGCCAGGGCAATGAGGAGCAGATTCCAATATTCTTGTTTCATAGGGTCAAAAAAACCCGGCACCAGGCCGGGTTCCTTTGTCGTTTAAATTTTAGTTGAACATTTCCTCGTCATCCTCAACCACAGGCGCTGGCTTGGGAGCTGGCCTTGCTGCCTGACGCACTGGTGCTGGTGCTGGTGCTTCCTCCTCGTAGACAGCCTCACCATCAGCATCCAATGCAGCAGGACGGTTAACCCAGTTCTTCAACTTGAAGTTGGGAATTGCCGTATTTCCTGCGCCAATCTTGAGAGCAGTTGCACCCTCGTAATTGATCACTGGCACCTTGCCAGGGTTGTGGTCAGCCTGTGCATCACAGGCGTTGTAGATGGCCTCAAAGCCCTTGGTGACACCAACACCAGACGCACACCACTCAACGACACCTGTAGGTTTCGAGAACAGCTTGACACTGAAGCCACGCTTGTGGTCAGCAGAAGGCTGCTTACCCTTCTTACCAACAGACTCGTCCTCCACCCAATCCCGCTGACCGATACCAAGCAGAAGCCAGCCAGTGCGAACACTGTCCATGTCCATCACCATTGGCGGCAATGTGATTGACTCCTTGCTAGAGTTTTCCCATTGGCGGGTTTGCGCCATGAAACGAATGTAAGACCCACCGCCGTTGCTTGAAAGATTTAGCATTTTGATTTCCGAGTTAAGAGTTAAGAATTAAACACACACTGACACTACTCACCAATGCCGAATGCTCGGCATAGGGTGAGTCCACTGGACACCTTGGTTGTCAAGGTTTCCGTGACTGTTTTATCGTTCAGCAACTTCTCAGCAACTGCTGGCGATATGATTTCTCTTGGATAGATTTGGTCTTGAGTGAGTCCAGCCAGCACCAAGGCACCAACAGCCTCAGTCTCATCAGTCCACTTCCTCGTTGACTTCTTGGACCCCATCTGCCAGCCTGGTACTGCTGCACCGTCCTTGATGCACTTGACTGCGTAAGTCTCAAGTGCCTTGATGAACGCCTCAACCTTGGAGACTTGGTTCAGGTAGGACGCCAACTGCTCATTGCTGAGTGCCTGCGGTAAGGCTGCTTCAGCCAGCTCAGTAAATGTTTCAATGTGCGCTGGACAAATGGCCCTGGCAGGACACCACTGGCAGGCTGATTCACTTGGTACTACCTTGGGGTCTGGTGCCATTGCAGCCTGTGCAGCTGGAATCAGGACATTGCGCTCCCACTTGAGCAACTCACTGACCGTCATGGTGTGACTGCGGTTAACGCCATGCACTGGCTGGACGATGGTCATTGTCACCGTCTTGAATGTCTTCTTTGCCAGACGCATACCGCCGAGTGCATAGATACGCATCTGGTCACTGTCAGCATCAACGTATCCCCGCCCTGTCTTCAGGTCACCAATGACGAATTCACCAGTGTCATCTGACCAGCCCAGGACATCAGCAGTACCCGCAACTCGGACGTTGTGCGTGTCTAGGGCAGTGACGTACTGCTCAACAAATACGTTACCCAAACGCTTCTCCTCACCCTCAATGTAGTCCAAGTGCTTGCGAGCGTAGGTGATGGCCTCCTCGTCCATCCTGACACCCTCCACCTCCACGCCCAGCCACTCCTCTGGCAAGCTGGAGGTCATAAAACAAGACTCTGAGAGACTGTGAATTGCAGTCCCCCGCTGCGCGGCAGCACCTGACTCTCCCATTGGCATCTTGGCTGACAGTTGGACGCTTGCAGGGCAAGCAATCCACCGTCCAGCAGCACTTGGTCTTAGCAGTGTCTGTTTTATCTGTTCCATGCGTCTCTTTCGTTGTGACTGTCTTCGATGAGGATTTGGTAGATGCTGGCGCGAACCTCGTTACTGACTGCGTGTCCCAAGTCCTCTGGGTCCAGCATCCGCTTCAGCAATTCAGTCTTGGCTCGGCACTGGAGTCTGGACTTCTCCAACTCAGTCCCCAGCCAGAGGATGTGCGCCTTCAGCGTCTTACGTTCATCTTCTTGTAGAGTCATACACCACCCCATAGACCAATCAGAACAGCGTCAGCTCGTCCATCGTCCTTGACCCTTGCAAAGAGATGCGCCTCCCGAGGAAACAGCTCCATGACCCGCTGCCGACTCCCGTCCTTGCCCTTGGCGGCACCTGATTGCTTCTGCCAGGCTTGTGGTGTGACAAACGTCACAGGTATCTGCTTGGCGGCAAGCACTCCCTCGATGATGCCAACTGAACGCCCAAAGCTGAACATGGAAGAGACACCCTGACCAGGCATTGCTCCTACCTTCTCGACAATGGCCTTGTGAGGTGCGAGCTGCTGCATCAAGAGTGCAAGGCCAGCAGGACAGACTTGGCGTTTCTGCGCCTTGTTGCGCTCGACGGTAACTGTTGGCATATCGTGTACTGACACCAGCACACCGTTCAGGAGCAGTGCAATAGCGCCTGATGCGCCAGGGTCAATGCCAATGACCCGAGAAAAGGAAGGGGGGGACAAATTGTCCCCCCCTAAAGTAGGCAACTGCATAGCCTGGGGGGATTGTAGATTGCTCATGCCAACTCAGGCCAAATCTTGGACCATGTCCCTTGGCACAGCATCTGCCGGGTGACTAGACCACCAGATGCAGCCTCCACTCGGATGGCTTCAGCAGGACTCATGTCCCGCCTACCACTGAGGCACTGGTAGAGCCACTGTTCGTTGAGGCCGACCGTCTGGGCAAGTTCTTGGCGTTGCGTTGCTGTCAATTTGTTTTCCATGCGAAGAATTCTAGCGTAATGCTTGAGACTAAATGTGTAGGTGTTTACCCTTAAGGGTTTGTCATAGCAAATATTTTTGCTTGAGTGCTTGACCTGTACTAGCGTGACGCTAGAATCCTACTCAAGCCCTAGCACTTTGCACAGGGTCTTAACCCAAGGAAAACACCATGACAACTGCAACACCAAATCGCAATCTGACCATGTACGGCGTAGCCGACATTGCGGAATACATCCAACAGGTCAAGCAATCCATCACTTACAAATTCTCTGGCGGCAACATGGTTGTTGCTGGCCTGATGTCAGATGCCCAGGAACTGATGCTCTACAACGATGTGGAGCGTGCCCGTCAAACCCTCAACATTGCCAAAGCAATTCTGTTTGCCATCACTGAAGGCGAACTGGTCGGCACTGTTGAGCGTAAGTAATCACAACGGGGCTTCGGCCCTTGAAAGCACAACATGAACACTGAACAAGATATCCCTGAAGATGACAATGAACCAGGCATCTGCCCTGCCTGCAATGGCAGTGGTGAAGGTCAGCATGAGGACACTAGGTGCTACCTCTGCAAGGGAAAGGGTGAAGTATGAATCACGCAATCAACTGGTGTCTCGCGGTAGCGGTGGCGGCGGTGCTGTCCACGGCCTACTTGCTGGATGGACCATCTGACTACCAAGCCGCAGTAGATTCAGCCGCCAATGCTCGGGCTACTCAGCGTGAGCAATTGGCAATGGAGAAGTTCTCACGCGCTGCACAGGCAATGTGCGGTGGTGAGAATGCCACATGGAGGCTGCTGGACAACGGCAGCGTGCAGTGTTTTACAAAACGTGGATTTAGGACAACCAAATGAGCAACCTCAAGGACATTGACCGTAGCAAAGCGCCAGCGCATATGCAAAGGCTCCCAAATGTTTATCTCAGCCGAGATGCACGACAGTCTGCTGGCGTATACGTGGAGCGCATCAAGCGTCCTGGTGAAGTCTGCGCACCAGCTCTCAGCATCTGGGAGCGTGGAGTCTACTGTTCAGGTGATGGGGACAGTATGCGTCAGGTTCCACGGGCAGGAAGTTTGGATGCGTTCAGCTTGCCAAGCAGGGGGAACAAAACATGAAAGACGATGAAGTAGAAAACCTGTTTGCCTACGGCTGGATTGACACCGCCTTGGCTATTGTCCTCGCGCTGCTGGCGATAGCGGCGATATTCTTTATGGCGGGGTATCTGACATGACTAAAGACGACTTTATCCGCATGGCGCGGGAGTATGACCTCGGGAGAGTGTGCGGACCTCTTGACACACTGCTGGATTACGAATGGGAAATCCTTCAACGCTTTGCCAACCTTGTTGCCGCTGCCGAGAGGGAGAAATGCGCGAAGGTGTGCGAAGACGGGATAAACAATGCAACCGATTGGGATAGTAGCGCATGGGATCAAGCCTGCGAAAACCGAGCCACCGCCATCAGAGCAAGGAGAAACACATGAGCAGACTACTACACGCTGCCGCCCGTGGAGCGAGGATACAAACAAAATGGGTGGACTCAGGAGACTCTTGGCAAGCAACCGGACAACTTGTTTTGGTTGAAGATATGCGCTATTACCGCATCCACCCGGCTGACGAACACTTGCAGTACGGCCCGATCAGCACGATGCTACGGGAGGTTGCGCTAACTGGTGACTGTGAAGATGCTGACGTTCCTTACTGTCGGGTTGAGATTGAAAGGGAAGATGGATATTGGAAAAGCACCGAAGAACAGCGCCGTGTGTTCTGTTTGATCTTGGCCGAGTTCTTGGCCGATTCTGGTTTATAATAGAAACCATGCGTAAACAAAGAAATGACCTTGGTGAAATGATTGGGCTGAAGTTTTCCAAACTAACAGTCTCATCTGGCGCTGGTGTTGACAAGCATCAGAAGCGAATTTGGAATTGCATCTGCGAGTGTGGAAACAAAACCGTTGTAGCCACAACTCCGTTGCGACTTGGAAAAACACAATCGTGCGGGTGTCTAAAAACAGAAACACACACGATACACGGCGACCACAAGTCGCTTGAGTATTACGCATGGAGAAGTATGCGTAACCGTTGCAAAGATCAAAACACAAAATACTACGAGAAGTATGGTGGACGGGGTATAAAAGTTTGCGGAAGGTGGGAGAACTACCTTAATTTTTTATCCGATATGGGCCGCAAACCAACCAAAGACCACTCGCTTGATCGCATTGACAACAACGGTGACTACACGCCAGAAAATTGCAGATGGGCTACAAAATTTGAGCAAAACAAAAATCGTAGTGTGACGGTTTGGATTGAGCATAAAGGCAAAACAATGTTAGTTCAAGATTGGGCTTTAGAAGTTGGCCTACCCTATTCAACGCTTTACGCGCGGCTTAGAAATGGGTGGAGTATTGATCGTGCTTTAAACACACCAAAGAGGGGGATGTGATGACTGACATTGAAATCGACAAGGCGCTGGCGCTGGCTATTGGGTACAAGCTGTTTGATGTTAAGTTCCACGACGATATGTGGGCAGTTGTTGTGTACAACGGTAGTTGGCGCGTGTTCTCCCACCGCGACTGGAACGTGATCGGCCCGATTGCGGAGAGGTACGACTGCTTCCCTTTGAGACTAAGGGGCAGGGCATGGGAGGCAATATCAAGGGGCAAATACAAACTCGGGTTTTTTAACGCAGACACACCACAACGCGCCATTGCATTGGCCGTGATAGGAGCAACAAAATGACAGGATTTGATTCAAAGCGCCAAGCAGCGCAGAACAAGATGAATGATGATGATGACGCACAAGGCTACATCGCAGAGTACGAAGCGGCTCTGAAGAGTGCATACGACAACGGTTTTGAAAACGGCAAGAAAGCAGCCCAGCGCAAACCGCTAACGGATAAAGACATTTTGGCCGACGAAACCTTGCGCTACTACTTTGGACAGAACGGTGGTGCTGGCCCCGTATCAAAACAAGGCAGAAAAGTAGTTGATGCCATCGAAGCCGCCCACAACATCAAGGATGGGACATGACTGACCTAAGACAAGCCGCGCAACAGGCGCTGGAGGCGCTGGAAGATGAGCGTTATGTGACCAAGTACACGCACATCGTAGAAGCCATCACCGCCCTGCAAACCGAACTGGCACAGCCAGAGCAGGAGCCAACCCAGTGGCGTGACATGGTTGTAGTCAGCCTAGTCCGCGAGGGTATCAACAAGCACAAAGCGCGTGAGTTGGCTGATCACTTTGCTACCCCACTTGCAGCAGCGCAACCAGAGCAGGAGCCGGTGGCGTATGACAAAACAGAAATTAACTGCTTTGTACAAAGCTTGTATGACGAAAAAATGCAGGAGGGAAAGCACGGTCATTACGAAACCATGTTCCATGTTGTGCATCAGGCAATCAAAAAAGTTGCCCCACCCAAGCAGCAAGCCGAGCCGTGCATAGGAAAAGACCCGCGATGCCCCTGCCAAGACGGAGATGCGTGTCATTACAAAGACTGTGGGAATACGAAGGCACAGCCAGTAGCACAGCCAGAGCATGAGCCGGTGGCGTGGGCGGTGCAAGGCTGTTCAAAAATGTGGCGTGATGAGTTTGCGGAGATTGACGCAAAAGCAGAGGCAAAACGCATCGGGGGTACTTGCGTTGCGTATGCGCTCTACACCACCCCACCCGCAGCACAGCGCCCGTGGCAGGGGCTGACGGATGAGGAAATGAGTGACGCAGTAGCTGACATGGAAGTTGATTTCGGCGACTTGTTGTGGAAAGTGGTGTGTCTCACAAAACTTATTGAAGCCAAGCTAAAGGAGCGCAATGGATACTGAGGACGAAGAGTTTGAGCGTTTCAGGCATGAGCAGAAGTTCAGGCTGGACAGCACCTTCACGGCAGCAGTAGCACAAGACTACTTCTGGATGCCTATTGACGATCAGACACCGCAAGGTGTCAAGGTGCTGTTACTAGGACGGTCTGGTGTTGCCACGATGGGGCACTACATCTACAAGGTGGGCGAGACGCAGTTCTGGCAGTATTGGGCGCCGCTGCCGAGGAAGCGGCTATGAGAGACAAACGCATCGACAAAGCCAAGCGTGTAGGTGAGCCACTGTCTGTGGTCTACTCAATCAAGCTAACCCAGAGCCAGCGTATTGCACTGATGCGTTTAGGCCCACAATGGATAAGGAACCAAGTTGAACGATCTACCGAATTTCGCAGCCTGGGATCGCCAGACGCTCGATAAATTTGCGCTTGAGGTCTACCTAAAGTTGCAGCAGCAGCAGGACCAGCTTGAGCAACTCAGGGGCGACCTCAAGGACGCCATAGCAGCATACCGCTTACGAAATCTGCGTGATTGAGATATCGGTGGCAGTGGCGTTACGGATAACAGCCACCTTGTCGCCACCAGCGCAGGCAACGTACTCAACAGCGTTGGTCGGCAGATGAGGTGAGGTGGTCAGGCTGGCGGTTGGGTTAGCGCCAATGGCAAAGTGGCAATGCGCCCCACCGGTGTTTGCCAAGCGCAGCATGGTGACTCCAGCCCCCACTGCCGTTGACTGTACGCTGGTGGCTGTGACTGTCATCACTTGGGTGGTGCCAAGCGACCCGAAGGTAGTCAGTTGCCCGTTGTCGTCCCGAAATAGCTTGCTCATTGTGATGCTCCTGTGAAGATGTTGATAATATTATGGTGCAAAATAACTGGGGGCCATGCCACCTATCTGACCCGCACCAAAGCCTGCAGCACCCGCCGCCCTTGCCCGTGATGCGTTCAGTTGTCTGATGATTTCAGAAAGCTGCTGTAGTTGCCTGGGGTCACGTGAAAGCAAAATCTTTCCGATTTCATTGCGAACAGCCTCTGGCGTTTGCGTCTGTCGAGCCAGGTTACTTGCTGCAGTCAATATTGCAGTTGGACTTCCAGATGCCACTGAGCCTGCTGCCTGTGCCAGTGGTGCAACATCCAAGTCTGCACCGCCAGCAAGCATTGCAGCCGTTTTAGAACCGCGACCAGCAGACTCAAATCGTTTGAGAGCTTCTTCAGCCAAAACAGAGGAAGAGAATGCTTTGAAGTCTCCTCCAAATGCAGCCCTTAATCTAGCCTGTGTGCTTGGCTCTTTGTAAAACTTCAGCAGTGATGTCTGTCCAGCCTCAGTGCCAGTTTTCTCTCTCAGTCCCTGCAACACACCAATTCGGAATGCGTCAATCTCAGAGGCAGATAAATTCTTGGTGGCCTGCTGTATGTCAAGAATATCGCCCTTCATTACCTTGCGACCAATCTCAGCAGCATCCATCATCTGTGATGGACCAGCCCATGTTTTCATTGCCATTGTGTAGGCAGATTGACCACCAATCTTTGGCGCTTGGTCTTCCAATTGCTTGACAAGTTGTAACCGCACCTTGTCATACGCTTCAGCTTGGGCATTGCTGCCAGCTCTACGCAGTTCCGTAGATGTGTCATAAAGAGATTGCTTTAACGAATCCAGGACATTCATTGGCACCGAGTCACCAGGCTTGAGATTTGACAAGTCAATCACCTGACCCGTCTTTGTTCTGAACAGCAGTTCAGCAGAACCTTGCACACCCTTTGATTTGCTCAAGGCATCAAAGATGGAATTATTCACCGTTGCTGTAGATTGATCAATTGCAGCATAGTACGGGCGTGATGCGGCAAATCTCTGGTTACTAAAGTTGTCAATGCTCTGCGTAAACTGTGCGTTTTGAGTGCCAAGTGCCTCATCAGCACCAGCCATCAGTCTTCCAGCGCGTCCTACCTGGCGCTCCCGAATGGCACGTTCCACAGCCTCTGCCGTGGTGCCAGGCAATGTGGCCTGCACATCCAGCAGGTTGCGTGTGGACTTGCCACCAACGTCAGCAATACGCGCCTCTGGGCCAAGTTTCAAGAGCCTGGCCTGCGCCATGTTCAGTGCGCTTGGGGCTAAATTCTCTGGTTTATCACGAATTAAAGCCTCGGCAACTTTTTGCTGGGCGTAGGTTCCAGCGGCTGTGGGGGACATTCTTGCTGTGGCTTGTCTGCCAGCAGCACCTAAAACGCTCATGGTGGGCTGTGATACACCGCCAAGAGTGCCACCAATCAGTGAACTTCTGGCTGCATCGTTGAGTATGTCTATTGCATCACTCTCATTGGATGCCCCTAAACCGCTAACAAACCCGTAGCCAGCACCAGAGCCAGCAGCTTGAGCTGTGCGCTGACCTAAACCCATTGCCGTACCAGCACCAGGAGCTGCTGTCATGTATCTGCCTGCGGCCTGGATAGCTGGTGCTACGGTTGGTAATGCACGGGTGATGGCTGGCATAACTGCCCTGCCAATGGCGGCTGGTGCGCTGATCACTCCCATAGGCAAACTGGTTGCGAGTTGCAGGCCAGCAGCAGTGAATGGCGATTCTTGTTCAAACGATTCTGTTTGACCTCGAACAACATCCCGTCCTTGCTCATACGCCTGACCCATCGGGATGCCTTGCTGTACCGCTGTGAATGGTGCGCTGACTGCGCCATACAGCTCGTCAGCAAACCCAAAAGTTGGCCCTTGCAGTGCAGTTAAGGCACCGCGCTGCAACGTAGATTTCTCTGTGCCTGCTCGGTAAGCAGGAGACTGCCCCAGGAACTTTAGAATTTCGGCTGGCTTGTATTGCTGCTCCAATGCAGCCAAGACTTGAGGCCCAACGTCTGGAAGCTGCGCCAAAAACTGGACGATATCCTCGTCCCTATAACCAGCTTTTTTGGCCTGTTTGATTTTGTCTTCAATGCCATCCATCATTATCTCCCTGGTATGCCAAAGATGTTATTTAAAGTTGGTCTACCACCACCTGGTGCCGTAACAGAACCACCTGGTTGCCTCACTATAGATGGCACATTAGCTGGTGCGCCAAGAGAAGTGTTTAGGTTCGGAAGTTGATATGCGTTGCCAAATGCCTCGTACTCACTTCGCTTTTGGTTATACGCTTGACCTGCTGCTGCATACAGCTCATTTGACAAAGCCTTAAATTCAATGCGCTGTTTTGGTGTCAACTTCTGACCTGTCATTGCCTGATTAAGATAATTTTTCAATCTGTCCATGCGTCCAGCAGCAGCCATTGCAAGTGCAAGTTCCGTTTCTCTAACCACAGAACCCTCATCCATTAGCTTCATCATTTTCGTTGCACCAGCAAGGTCACCAATTGGAGTTTCCTGGTTAAGCGCAGTATTTACTTGATTAAACGCTGTTTGCATTCCTTGATATTCTTTGTAGATAGGCTCACCCTTAAAGGCAGCACCTAACTTCATTACATTCTCAAATCCTTGTTTACCTTCGTTTAAGATGACTGTTTGTGGCGGTGCGTTGTTAATTTCTTTTTGTATCCTAGCTTCAATTTGTTGTTTTATTCTAGGGTCAGTTGCCCCAGCCAAATCAGCTTGAAGTTGCGATAGTAAAGTTCCTGCCCTTGGCGCAGGTGGGGCAAATTGAGATTCCTTCTCAATTGCTGCATCGTATGCTTTAAACAATGGACTACCAACAGGCAGCATAGCGCGTTCTGCAATTAACTTTGACAAAGCAGTTCCGGTGGCAGTGGTTGGTGGGTCAAGGTCCATCGCAAACTTTTGGTACTGCATCGCCTTCTCTAATTGACCATCGTCCTCCAGCATTTTTGCTACTTGCCGATACTGGTTAGCTTTAGCAATATTTGCGTTCATTGGCGCTGGCATACCTTGCGCTGGCGGCATTGCTGCACCAGCAGTGGGTAATGGCGGTACGCCTGTGTCAACTTCTGGCATTGGCGCTGCGCCTGGCATTGTTGTTTGAGGTGCAAATACACCAGCAATCAATTTTTTCAATTCCTTGGCCTTCTTCGCCTCTTCCATCTTCTGCTTCATTGCCATCTGAGTCAGCGCACCCGTCTGCGCTTTCTCGTACCCGGCTTGGCCTGCCTCAAACGCGCCACCTAGAGCCTCACCAATGCCAATGCGCCGGGTGCTTTCCCCGCCAGCCTTCAGCAAGGCTGCTGACGCTGCCAGCATTGCATTGCGTTGCATAGCCGCACGTTGCTCTGGCGTCAGGTACTCGTCCAATGCGTTACCGCCACCACCGCCAAAGACGTTGCCCAGCAGTCCCTCTAAATTGAATTCAGCCATGTCTATCTCCTAGCTCAAAAGTCCAAGAAGACCACCAATTGCAGCACCAGCAGGACCACCAATTGCAGCCATGCCTGGTAAAGCACCAAGCTGGTAACCACCCAAAGCACCGCCAAGCCCGCTGGTCAATGGATTCTTGTAGGTTGGAGATGTTTGGCTACCGCCAGCATTAGGCAAAGCAGTGGACATTGCCTGCTGAGTAATGCCCAGCTTCTCTAATCCAATACCGCGCAAGGCGTCCAGTTGCGCCTGGGTCATTTGTTGTTGCGCTGACCCTACGCCCATGACAGCCTGTGCGCCACCAAGACCAAGGCTCTGCTGCTGCGCTCCGAGTGCGCCTAGCTGTCCAGCAGCACCAAGACGCTGTGCATTGGCGGCAGCGTAAGCCTGTTGGTTAGCTAGGTCAGACTGCTGCGCCAACTGAGCGTTGAACTGAGCCATAGCATTCTGCGCTGCTGCATTACCGCCCATGGCAGCGTTGATGGCGCCAGCACCATACTGAGCCGCACCAGTACCTTGTGCTGCTGATTGGAGGTTAGCCTGCTGCTGTCGTGCCAGGTCTTGCTGCATCAGGTTGGCGCTGGTGTCAAACCCTTGCTGGCGTAGCTGTGCGGACATCTGAGCCGCCTTGTCAGCGTATGCCCTGTTAGTAGCGGCCTCCGCAACTCCTTGGCGTGTACCGCCGTAGGCTTTAGCCCTAGTCGCAGCCTCACCCATCTGTTGTACGGCTGCTTGACGTGCAGCCTCAATGTCACCCAGCACACCAGTGGATGTCTTGGTGGCAGGGTTGTAACCACCAATGACCTGATTAGTGTACGGGTTCATGTAGTTGCTGATGTTGCTCATGTTGCTCTGAGCAGCAGTGACATCAGTTGGTGTGTAGCCAACAGCACCAATCTGGTTGGACAGACCAGCGTTGACGCCGCCTGTGTAGTAAGGGTTGAACTGAGCCGCTTGGTTGGCGTACTCGGCAGCAATGTTGGTAGTGTCAATGCCACGGCCTGCCAAACCAGTGTTCACCATCTGCTGCTCACCAGCCCGATAGATGGGGTTGAAGTCAGCAAACTCCCTGACGGGTAACGCCGAGGCTACGCCCTGCGCCTGCTGCAAGTTCTGCAGGTAGGCTGCTTTAATTGTTGGGTCAATTTGTGTAGTGACTGTCTGACTGCCGCCGCTTTTGCTCATGGTGTTACTCCAACAGAGATTTCAAACGCTTGGCTGGAATCTTGCCTGCGTTAATTTGTTCGAAAATGTTCGCGCCATACTTCTTGACTGCACTCTTGCGGATGACGTACTCGCCATTCTCCAGTGCTGCGTAGCCATCGTCTGGTCCTGGTGGGTTGTACTTTTGCGGTTTCATTTTGACCATGCCGCCCTTGGCATACTCTCCACCAAAACCCATTGTGTCGCCGCCGCCAGTTTCGCCAGCCATGCCACCATAATCTGAATAATTAGGTCCGGTAAGTCCACCCATACCCGCTGAAGACCCAAGACCGCCTTCGTAGTCACCTGGGTCAATATACCCTTCTGGAAAACCACCAGTATTAACACCAGCAATGTTCCCGCCCAAAATGTCAGCCATTGTCAAACTACCAAGTTGGTTTCCGACACTTGTTGCTAACCCTTGACCCAAGCCTGCGAACCCAAGATTGGATAGGGCTGCTGACAAAGCTGCTTGGTTGTTAATGCCTGCCATACCAGTGCCAGTTGACGTATTCTCTCCACCAGCCGGTGACTCCGCAGTGGTTAACAGGCCACCTCCTGTCGTTGTCGTTGCCGCTGGTGGTTTGTAAACGGCTGGGTTGAAACCACCAAGGTTGGTGTTGGCGGTTGTCTGCCCTGCTTGGGCTGCATACGCTGGTGACAGTGTGCGTTGAGGCGTCAGCGCCATCAGGGACTGGTACGGGTTAGCCGACTGAGATGCAGCGTTGATTTGCGCCAGCGTAGGCGCGTTCTGCTGCATAGTCGATGGCGTGTAAATGTTGCGAAAAGGCGTACCCGTAATGGCTGTGTTGGTGACCCGCGCTGGTGCAAGCTGGGTGCCTGTCACTTGCCTTTGTGCTGTTGGCCTGGTGATGGGCTGGACAGTACCAGCAGTGCCTGTACCTGTCGTAGTGCCAGCAGTAGTGCCTGTACCTGTCGTAGTGCCAGCGTTTCTAGCTGCATTGGCATTGATTTCCTGCGTTGCCATCCCTTTGAATATGCCGAGTTCAGAGGCGTCAACTTCAGTGCCGAAACGGTCAGCAAAGTATTGAAGCCCCGATGCGTCAGGTTCACGCCCCAAGACTGACAGGTACATCTGCCGAATAGCATCATTCGTTGTTGGCGCAGCAGCTCGTTCAGGTTGAGCCGCCACACTGAATGTGGATAGCTCAGTAGGGTCAACGTCAGACCCAAACTGAGATGTCCAGTAAGCAATTTCAGAGGCAGATGGCGCTCGTCCCAAGACCCTTTGGTAGGCGTCTGCAATGGACATTCCAGTAGCAGCAGTTGTAGCAGCAGTAGTTGCAGGATTTTCCATTGTGTAGTTAGTCACACCTGCTCTAGCAGCAGCAGCAGGGCTACCATAAGGTGTTCCATCTGGACCAAATACAACAACTTGTATGCCAGCACTATCATCAGTTGTAGTAGTAGTGTTAGCTGCTGCTGCCGCCTGTTGTGCTGCATTCCTAGCGGCATTAGCAGCAATTTCTTCAGCCGCCATGCTCTGGAAAATACCCAACTCAGTGGGGTCAATAGACGTACCAAAACGCTCAGCAAAGTATTGCAAGCCAGAGGCGTCAGGCGCTCTGCCCAGAACTTGCTGGTACATATCCCGCACGGCTGTATTCGTTGGCGCTGCCGCTGCAAGTTCAGGTTGAGCCGCTACGCTGAAGGTTGACAGTTCAACAGGGTCCACGCTGTTACCAAACGCCTCCTGCCAATAGGCAACTTCATCGGCACTTGGTGCGCGGCCTAAGACTCGCTCGTAGGCGCTCTGGATTGACATATCAGCCATGCTATAACTCCTTGCTCATAATCCACCACTGGGGTGTGTAACCTGTCTTCGCCAGAAAAGTCTTCTGCCATCCCTTACGTCCAGCTAAAGTGACGCGAGTGCATCCAAGGCTCTTACCCCAAGCCTCGATCATTGGTGACATCAGTTCTAGTTCTTCCATCACGCCTGCTGCTAGAAAATAGTTTAGGCATTTTTGCTGTGGGTGGAGAACAATCTCCGTAACCACCACCGAATTCCGTCCAGGCCAGAATTGCATCTTGGCTTGCTGGACCAGCTCAACGACATCATCAAATGTGTGAGTGTTCAACGAATATTTTAAGGCTTTTTCAATCTCTGGCCTCAATCTCTCAATATCTGTCATAGTGCCGTTGTTGACAATGCGCCAGCGTTACTCACCACCACACTGTACCTAGTCCCATTTGGTGATGTCAATATCAGCTTACTGCTGCTAATCTCAACGTCAGCGTTAGTCTTCCTGTTCAATCGGTCAGCGTTCTCCAGCAGGAAATTACGCTGTGCCTCCATCACTGGCGTATAGACTTGAGGTGGGTGCGGTACGTTGAGAGACATCAGCGTTTCCCGGCTGGCACTGCATCTAGGCGCATCACCCCAACCCGCCAATCACTCAAAGTATCGGCTGTTACCTTCATCTTGACCTGGCGTCCACTGAACCGTGCGTCGGTTGGGTTGGCGCTGGTGAATGGACCGTAGGTTGTCTCTGTGTCGGTTGGATAGAAACGGCTGCTGAAGCTGATGTTGACATCCCCAAGGTTGGACTCGTCCGGTATCACCTTGCGAACCTGCATGATTTGCTCGCCATTGCCAATCTCCACCGGGCCTGACTCAGCGTAAATTGTCTGTGAGTCATAGGCAAAGCCCACCTCATGCTCGTAGATGTAACCGTCAGCACTGACCATCAACGGGTTATTGAAGACGCCCTTGTCAACCCCAGCCAAACGCGCCAAGGTGCCTATTGACCAATGGTTTTCACGGTAGTTATAGATGACGTAGGAGTCATTTTCAATGCTGGCGCTGCTGGTGTAGAACCACCAGATTTCCCCAAACTTGCTGTTGTGGACAGCGTAAACCTTGCTGGCCTGCTCCAAGTTGATATTGCTAAACACGTAGTCGCCAACGTCAGACGGCAGTGGCTTGACGTAACCGTCGTAAATCCAGAAACCTGACCTACTCATCCAGATGGCGGCAGTGTCTATAGCCGCTACAGCTTGGGGTCCAATCAAGCCGCAACCAGAGCCAGCCTTCTCAAAGCTGAACACGAACGGCTGACCAATGTAGCTGCTGGTGTGGACATCAACGTCAGTGAATATCAGGTTGACGCCTCGCACCCGCTTACCCGCTAAGATGGAGCCGACAGTGGTCAGCTCAAAGCTGCCTGCTTGGTTATTGGCGGCTGGTGACCAGGTGGTGTTGTCCTCCTGATCACACCATGCCACAAGCCTTGGGTTACCGCTGGCACCCAAGGCGAACATGAAACGCTCAGAGGTGGTCATCACCGCCGCGCAACTGGTGGGTGCATTGACAATTGCCACTGCCTTGGTTGGCGTTGTGAATCCCAACTGCCACTCCAGCAATTGACCGTCACTGTTGCAGCATCCGACCCAATACTCACCCCAAGTGTCCATTGACCAGGTTGCAGCGTTAATGATTGCGCCAGTGTCTGGCCTAGCCACACCATAGGCAAATGCACCATAGTTGCCGTAGCCATAGCCAACTAGCAGTGACGCATCGGCTGCACCAGGTGTGAATATGGTTGGGGTTATTTCCTTCAGCGTCCCCGCCTGGTTCATCACATACAGCTTGGTGTTGGTGCCAGCCACAATCCACCGGGTTGAGCTGTTGTCCCGCCAATTGATAATGCCACGGCAGGTGCCTGACATCTGTCCATTAGCCCTCTTGCGCCAGCCTCCAACTGGCCTGAGAGTGTTCTCAAACCACCGAACCAAGTTAGCGCCGAACCACCGACCCATTGATTGGTATTCAGTGCCGTTACGGTAAACGCCTGCCGGTATCTTGAGTGGCATCAGCATATTGATCTTTCAGACAAACTGTCTAGTACCTTGCTTGTCGATAATTAGAGCCTGACCCCTTGGCTTTTCAGCAATGCTGATGTGAGTCCAAGAATCATATTCACGGATGATTTGGTCAAAGGGAAGTTTAGCCGAAATCAGCGCCCTCACCACAGCGTCTGGCGTCATCCCAGGCACCCTAAAGTCACAGGCCAAGCCTTGCCTATGCTGACTGGTGTCCTTGCTTCCTACGGCATCATTGACTGCCTTGCTGCGGAAGGCTGAGTTGATCATCACAGGCTTGCCGCCAAGTGCTGTCTTCATTGTCTCCAAGAACTCAGCCAGCCGCTGAAGGTTTGCCAACTCCTGTGCGTTAGGCGTGTTGTCCAGGCTGCGGTGGTCAGTGCAGGTCAACTCAGCAAGGCTAAAGTGAGGCGTCATTTGTTCCTCGCTGATATTGCTTTGGCCTTGGCCTTGGCGTCTGCCTTGGAGCTGGCTCCCCAAGCATTGAGACTCAGCAGCAGCCGGGTGGGTTTACCGTTTTTGTACTCTGGACCATCGTTGCCGCCCATCCGTGCGAGGAAACTGGCTCGTCGAGGATTGTCACCAGACTTGACGGGTGGCTTGATGTTTTGCCCAGCCGCCTTGAGGCTTGCCCGTCCAGCAGCATTCAACCCACCCTTGGGGTTTTGTCCTTCCTTACGCTGCCAAGCTGGAGTCTTCATTTCTTCTTGGCTGTCTTGGCTGCTTGCTTGAAGTCCTTGGCGCTAGGCGCTGCCTTGCTGCCGACCTTGTTCATCTTCTCTTTTGAGCCAGCCTTGATGCGTTCCTGCTTGGCGTTGATGTTTGCGTAGAGTCCGGGTTTCATAGTCACTTCCTTGAGAGTAAATCTGTCTTGGCTTGGCTTCCAGCAGAACTGCCGAAATAGTAAGCAATGATCCCGGTCCAAGCTGTGCCGAGTGACCCCAGCATCATCAGGATGGCGGGGTTGTTGGAGTCAATCTGGTTGAAGAACATCATTACCATGATGCTGAAGAATCCCAAGGTCACGGCACCAGCGAGTATTGGCGGCATCATGGATCTGGTGGCTGACTGCATATCCCTTGCGGATTTCCTGTCCTCCACCTCCAGCTTCTCAAAGTTGAGGCCAAGCTCCTGCGCTTGCTTCTGCAACTCAATCTCAGCAATCTTCACCATTGCAATCTGATCTGCCGTCAGCTTGTTGCTGCTGATCATGTCGCCAACCTTCTCGGGGTCAACCCCAATGGCCTTGGAGATGGCGCTTACCGCCATGCCTGCCAATGGTCCACCAAGTGCGGTGGCAATCGTTGGTGCAATCTGTTTAAGCCAATCCATTACTTCTTCTCCAACTTGGTGTTGATCACGGCAATCTCTTGTCTGTTGTGCATGATGTCATCTCGGTTCTTTTGGATTTCTTTTTCCAAATCTTGTCTCAGCTTTTCCCTTGCCAACTCAGCGCCTGAGTTGCTGGCTTGCTTGTTGTCACTGGTTACCACCAAGCTGATCTTGCTATTGAGAATAGTCACTTCATGGCTGAGATTTGACAGAGCCGACATCAGATACACAACGCAGCTAAACAGCAGTGGCAGTATTGCAAATGTGGCCTTTTCAATCAATGCTCCTTTATCGTCCGTCATGTGTCCCCCACAAGTTGCCACGTAAGCCACGCGGTTAAACCAATCACTACAGCCACCAGAGCAGCCCACAGGCCAAAGGTCAGGATGTCGTTAATCTCTTTAGCCCTCAGTGCCTTGGCCTGAGCCTTCTCTGCTTCTGCCTTCTTGCGTTCAGCCACCATGCGGTTACGCTCCAGCATCAGTGCGTTCCAGACGTCATCGTTGCCTGACCATATCAGCATCTGCTTCAGCTCGTTCTCTGCGTCTTGGAGCTGCTTGAGCTGCATCACCGTCTCAAACGCCACTGCCGTATCGCTCTTGCCAAAGCCCTTTGGCTTTTTCTTGACTGACTCCTTGGCGATAACGTCCTTCGCCTCGAAGAACTTCATTAAGTCGCCAGAGATGCCATTGATGTCCTTGCCCATCTTGATGGCAGCTTGTATCCCTTTGATGGCTCCTTGGGCTACAGCAAAGGCGGTTAGCGGATCAATCATTTGTCCCGCCTATTCCACATCTCAAACAGCGTTTTGATCTTGTCCTCCAAGACAGCTACCCGCAGGTCCAACTTTGCCAAGACGATGATCAAGGTGATCAGCGCCAGCAGGATGGGCCAGGCTTTGGACAGGACTTCAAAGAAATCCACTTCATCTGCCCAACGTCAGAGATGCGTAAACGATGGCTGACATACTGACGATCAAGACGCCAGTGGTCTTCATGATCACGCCTTCCAGCCGCTTGAGCCGAGCATTGATCTGTGCATACCGTTCTGCACACACTGCCTCGTGGCTCGTCAATCGGATGTCTATTTCACTCATGGTGCGTCAGGCCAAGTAACGGTCCAAGGAAATCCAGCCTGTGCTGGGATGTCTCGCAAGGCTTGGCAGTAATCTTTCCACGCCTGCGAAGGTGTCATATCACTGCGAAACCGCCAATCAGTCTCAGTCAGCTTGTCATCCCGGCTGGTGCGTACCGCCTTGGCTTGCTCTGCGTCCTTGCTGGCCTTGTATGCAGCTTCGTTCTCGGCGGCAGTTGTGTCTTCTGTGTCGGTGAAGACAGGGCCAAGGATGTACTTGGTGTACCACTTGCCGCTGATCTGCTCGACGCCATCACGTTGGCTGTACTGGTAGACCGTCCCGCCAGAGGCTTGTGGTCCTTCAAAGACGACATCAGCACCCAGAGCCGTTAAGACCTCGGTTGTCGTTGTGTCCCACGCTGGGCCACCATTGGCTTTTTGGTATGCACGAAACTCTGCCTCGTACATTACCTGACCGTCATTTGTTCTGATTTGCATAGTGTGTCCTTACGCGATTGCGAGTCCAATGTAGGTTGCAGAAGAAACATTTACATTTGTTGCGGCTACTTGATTGACAATAAAACCCGTGTTGTCTGTGTCCACGCTGTCGTCTGTCGTGACTTCAGCGGCTGTTGTGTTGAGGCTGAGGTGTGGGTCATTCCCTGCAACAATTCCCCTTGCGCTGTCCCAGACGTACCAGTCGCCTGCTGCGTCAGTACGCTTAATCATTACGAATCTTGACCCGCCTGTAAAGCCACAGTTAATTGTCTGTGATGAGCCGTTGCCTGTATATGAAAACACTTTGGAGACGCCTGATACTGTGGCAAAAAGGTAGGCGACAAAGGTGCCGCCACTTTGATTTGCATTAACGGCCTCCAAATAAAAGTTTGTTGCGTCTGGCTTTTGGTACATACCGCCAGAGCCGTAAGAATAATCCCCTGAACCGCCCGTTGAGTCGGTTAAATTTAAAAACTGACGCCTATAAATAGAAGTCCCAAAGGAGTGAAATACAAACCAACTTTGCACGTCATTCCGGTATTTAATAATCATAAACTCAGGCACTGCCGCTAAATTGTGCGCCACGGCTCTACCTGCTGTTCCATTCCCCGTATAGCAAACCACATCAAAGAAGCCGGGGGCGCGTCCAAAATTGTAAAAGACTACATTACTGTTTGTGTAGCCACTAGGCATTTGGAAACCCGTATTGTCCCAACCAAGGCAAAACCCGGAGGCGGAAGACTCTGCGGCAGTAGATGATGTTGTTAACAAAGACCCACTTGATGTGGAGTTTGTAGAGACACCTGCAAGTCTAGTAAGAACAGGGCTATTACCCCCATCTCCAGGTAAGTAATTGAATATCTGCAAATCTATAGGAAACCCAACAGTTGTTTTTGTTGCCAATGGCGCATTCACAACATTAGGACTAAACACACTCGTCCCCAGCGTAGGCACTTTCATCGGGCCACGGCGTATGGCTATGTAGATGTAGGTAGCGCTTGCAGACAATGTTCCATTAACAATAAAACCAGTAGCAGTCGGAAAAATTTGGTTTGCACCAAAATTATATTCGGCAGATGATGCGTTTGCCGCCAATTTTAGACAATTACTAAAAGACATACCGCGCATGACATCTAACATAATCCAATCGTCACTTGCATCACTCCGTTTAATCATTACCCACTGTGGTTCGTATCCAAGGCTCACAGTTGCACTTCCACTGCCATCACTTGTAAACGATCCACACGAAATCACATTGTCCGTACCAGTCAGGCCAAAGCCGCCTGCGTCATGGGCGAAAAGGTAGGCTACGTAAGTGCCGCCTGATGCGTTAACACTTGCGTCAGTGCCTACACTAAAAACTGCGGATGTGGGGGTTGTGCTGTTCCACCATGTTGCTCCCGTAGCTTTGGCGGCTGTGCTGTTTAAAACAAGATATTCGGTATTGGCAAGACTGCGGTGGTAAACCGCCCACGCTGCTGTTGTGTCTGTGCGCTTGACAATAATGCTGCCGGGTACAGAGCCGAGGCTGTGGGCAATTGTTGTGTTTGAACCCGTCCCCGTATACGTCACAACATCAAAGAACTTTGGCTGCTTGCGGAATGTCCATGAGGCGTAGGTGTGCCCATTTGCATTTAAAATATTGTTTTTAACACTAAACCCGGTAGATAAAAAAGAAATTGT